CTTAACTTAGAATTTTATAACAGTTCTTAATGTGACAGTTTCTGCGCCCGAAGGAGTGAAACCGCCTTTATTATCGATAAACATCATCTGACCAGAATATTTATCTACGTTTGGATAACCTACTGTTGCCACTGTGAATGATTGTAAATCATCATTTAAAAATGTATCATTAACTTGTGGAACATCATTATCTAATGACTGTAGTAGTACTGCAGTTGCTGTTGATGTTACTACTCGATATGCTTTTTGAATAGTTTGTGTAATATTGTTATTACCTGACGTAACATTCACAGATCTATTAACAAAAACTTTACTATCTTTTGGAAAATCTTCTGGATCAATACTAGTCGCTAACACAAAACATGCAGAACCAAGAGTGTTGCTATAAAATGATGTGCTATTATATGCTCTTGGGTTTTTGATAATTCCAACTTGACGATAGTCGTTGTTAATTTCTAAACCTTGATTCAAGTCAGTAGAGACATTACCATAAAACATTAAAGTTCTTGCAAATAATTCGTCTGGTGCGTTTTTACCATGTCCACCATATGGAGAAATAATTGCTCTTGCTGTAGCTGCATGTCCACTACCAGTGATAGTGATATTTGCATACGTATATCCACTACCTCTGTTGATAATATTTATCTTTGAAATACTACCTGTTACTGGATCAATTTCTGCAGTTGCTCTTGCATTAACTCCATCCCCTTCAATTAAAACTGTAGCATTCGCATAAGCATAACCACCACTAACAACTTTGATTGCATCGATTGTTCCTGATACCGTTAACATCTCATTATTTGCTTGGAGTGAATCGATATTACCAATATTTAAATTAGCTAACAACTCAGCACCTGTACCGCCACCATCTGAGATGACAGTTAGATCTGCAAAAGTATATCCAACACCAGCATCTTCAACAATAATTCCTGTAATTTGACCACTATCAATAACTGGGATCAGTTTTGCATCAGAAAGAGAAGTATATACAACAAATTCTGGATCAGTTGTTCTTGTTCCAGTGATAGTTATTTCTGGAGCAGTTTTGTAGCCAGATCCATATTTTCTAACAGATGTTGCTGATGCGCGTGTTCCAGCATATTCTAACACTGCAGTTCCATCTGTTTGGGAACCAGTAGTATGGGTTGGGGCAGTTGTTCCAGTAGTTCCTGCAGTAGTAACAGTATACAATCTATTTGAGTAGAATACTTGCTGATATAATTCGACAGCTGTTGACGCTTGCCACTCTTCTCCAATAATAATTGTAGGATCGCTAGTATAGCCTTTACCTTGATTGGTTATAGAAATGTAAAGAACACTTCCATTATGCATTTTTGCAACACCAGCAGCGCCAGTGCCACCACCACCTGTAAATGTTACAGTTGGAACAGAAGTGTATCCAGAACCACCAGTGACCATAATAGCATCTCTAACAGAGCCTATAAGGTTAACACCTGTAATAACTCCACCAGTAACAGTTAATGTACCAGTAGCAGTAGTTCCAATATATTTTAGAACAGCAGTGCCGTTTCTAACAATACCTTCTTTATGAGTAGGCTCGTTTAATCCAAGAGTTCCTGGAGTAATAACTTCATAGAAATCTTTTTCAGAGTTATATAACTTTTGACCCAAGAAAACAGAAGTTGATGCAAGGAATGGAGATGAGTTACCAACTGGATCAGAAAATGTTATAGTTGGTGAAGTAAACCCAGATCCACCATCAATCGGTGCAACAGTTTCAATATAAACTGGATCAGACTCTCTATAACCATCTCCATTAACAAGAATAGTTGCTGATGTATATCCAGCACCCTTGTTTAAAATAGAAATAGTGTCTAAAGAACCATTATTGTAAAATTGATTTGTTAAAGCACTGGTGACAGGAATTTGATCACCAGTTAAAAACTTATTTCTTAATCCGATTGGCACGTTATACATGTATTTCCAAACATATCCGTCAGAAAGAATAATTGGTTCGATCTGTGTTCCTGTTGGTTTTACAGTAGAAGGAGAATCGTTATTATTATCTAAACATTTATAAACATTAAACTCATCTGTCATCACATAGAAGATGCAATCTTCTAATTTTTGAGATCCAGATGGAGCAATATTTAAAACTGCTCTTAATACAGCACCAGAACCTCCACCACCTGTAACTGTTACTGTTGGTGGAGATGTATATCCAGTACCTCTTGAAACTAACTCAGTACCAACAATTTGTCCAGAACTACTATCTACAACTGCAGTAAACGCAGCCCCAACTCCGTCTCCTCCATTGATAGTAATAGTAGGCAATGTCACATAACCTGTTCCGCCAGAAATAACATCTAGCCCAAGAATTTCAGTATTGTATTCATCATCATACATGTCATAAATGGTACCAGCTGTCCAGTTATGATCTAAACCATTTCTAGTTCTTGGAATAACAAATGAAACATCGTTTGGCTTAATCTGCTTAAATGTTATGATTTCATTTCTAACATCTTGCTCATAAGCCAAACTGTCTGTTGGATATGGTGGAACATCATCATTAGCCCACTCCAATGTCTTTCCTAAGAAATAATAGTAAGACGAATTTCTGGTAACAATATCACGATAAACCCCTTCTGCAAGAGATTTATGTAATATTGTTTTTATAAGAGACGAATTGCCTGTAACTTGAGACATGTACTAAGCCTAATTTTAAAATTAACTTACTGTGATAACCCAAGTGATAGCAATAGTGTCACCAGCACCTTTATTGACAACTGGGAATGTTGTACGGCATAGCATTGTTGCTGCTGGAGAAGTTGCTCCGTTAAAAATACCTGCTTCAGTGATTGCGCCATCACCAGTACCTGCTGGGAAAGTAGCAGTGTAAGTGATTGTGTTGTTTGCAACAGAAGAACCAGATAGAGTAACTCGACCAGTTTGTGTAACTAGCTGAGTGTCTGTAAGGGAAGCAGCAGTTGTTCCAGTTCCGATCGCCATGTGAGTCATGGAAGCTGGGCTGTTAGTAGTTGCAACAATTTTTGATGCAATATAGTTCTTACCTGCAGTAACAACTAGGTTAGGAACTTCAAACTCTTGGGTAACCTGACCAAGAGCATTTTTCTTGACAACTTTAACTAGACCAGTTGCCTTCATGTTTTCTGCGATTGTTTGTTTCATGGGATCTCCTTTAACTGCTAAAAATAGCATCTCTGTTATTTACATAAATTTCTGAGAAGTAATTTCCTTCTTCATACGGATCTAGCACTACGTAGCCAAATTCTGATTGAATCAAATATTGAATTGGTGGATTCATATATTTAGTGTCGTTCATCTCAAGCAGAAGATTAGTTTCTTCAATAACTTGTTCTGGAGACTCTAAACTTGTTCCTACATCTCTAAACAACTCTGAATCATCAATAAGCTGACTGTGAGCTAATGACAATCCAATAGAAGCATCAAAATCACTATCATCAATAGTAACTAATTCTGTCTTTTCTGTAGATAATAACTTTTCTACAGGTTCTGTGTCGGATACTGTAACTTCATCCGCATCATCTCCTGTAAAATTTTTATTAAAAATGCTAGTTAATATAGAAGTGCCACCACCAACAAAATTATTAATTGTTGGCTCTACTATCTGGACAGGTGCGCTAGAAAGAGACGTGAATAGATTTAAGAATTTCTCATCGGTAACAATAAGTTCTGGCTCTTCAACACCAATACCAAGAGACTTAACTAGAGATTCTAGTTCAACAGCCAAGTCAAAATTATTTGAAATTTCAAATTCACCAAACAGCGCTACACCTGCTGGGTGAATCATAGTTTTAACTGCGGTTTTATAAGAGGATAATCTCTCATCAATTTTTAAAACATACGAATAAACCTGATAGTATTTACTATCTTGAATATAAATTGAGTCTGATAGAAAACCATTATTTGTTTCGTAGTATCCTGGATATTTTGCAAGAGCGCCTAGATTAATCTCAATGATAGCTGGTTTAATATTGCTTGATACAATATTCTGAGCATCAAAAGAAAATTCTTTTAAAATAGTTCCTGAGTAGGCACCATCTACATATCCAGACTCTACATAGTCAACGCTATTAATAAAACCGAGTTCACTAATATTTACTTCTGGCTCAAGACCGACAATAATTGGTCCAGATCCTGAATCAACGCTAATTGTTGATATGTTCTCTTCTTCTTGGGTTATAGTTCTTGATGTGATCGAATCTGAAGGTAATACAGAAGCAGTAAAGTCAGCGATATATCCTACACCAAATCTAATAATCTGTGCGTGAACAATACCACCAACACTGTTAATTCTGGTCACTTTAATTAAAGTTCCAGTACCAGTACTACTCTTAATTTCAAAAACTTGTCCTACACGAAACCCTTGTCCTGCCTCATAGATTTTAATAACAGAAGTAGTTGCAAGAATATTGGCTTTAAACTTATCTTCGTATCTTAAAATGTTACCGACATTTATTTTACCATATATTTTCTTATCTAAGAAAAATTCATAAATGTCGCCACCAAGCGCAACGATTCTGTCAATCTCACCCTGCAGGTCTAACTTTTTATTAACCTGCACTCTAAGAATTTTATTACCATCTTCAATCTGAACAACCTTACCAACAATTTCGTTTGGATCACCAAATACTACTTTAGCAAAAATAGAACTATCTTGATTCCATCTTCCATCAGAAGCAATAAGCATCTGTTGTCCTGGATATGAAATCTGAACTTCTTTACCAAACATCAATCTGAAAAGAAGTTTATAAGACGCAGCTGATCCTTTTGAAAGATATTGATCTCTAATTCTTTCTAGAACAAATCTATCATTAGAAATAATAGCAGGAAGATTATAAGAAAGTTCTTTCTTAAACTCTATGATAAACTTATCAAGAGTTTTATCTAAATCTTTAATATCTTCTAGATTTAATTGTTGTGTTTTTAAAAACTGATAATATGCTTCAACAAACGCAACAAATGTTGGATAGTCTTCCCTGACAAATTCAGGTAATTGTCTTCTAACAATAGAACAAATATCTACTTTTGCCATTATGATCTAATTGAATTAAAGATGTAATTGTATCCTGCGCCTAAGTCGCCATTATTTGTATTGTCTGCTATGGCTGTAATATTTAAATCTGCTTGAGAAATTTCAACGATTTGATTTAACGCTGATACTACATCATAAGAAGCTGGGCGAATAATAAAGTCTAATGTTCCATCATTTAATGAAGTTATATTAAGGTTTCTAACAACTACCAAACCAGCATCATAGTTAATTGTTCCAATAGTAGAGTTAACAATAACTTTATCAAAGTTTGTATTCAAATAGTATAATCTAATGTTACCATTTTCATCATCATCAAGATAATGAACTTGTGTACTGTTTGGGATAAAGAAACCACTAGAAGAAAACACATCACCCTCTTTATTTCCAGCTTTAGAAATAGGGTTGATTAGATTTAATTTATATTCGCTAGAAATATTATAAATTGGCTCAAATGTTCTTCTGATTAAAATTCTTGTGGTATTATTCGTAATTGATGGATCGCATTCATCAATAATTCTTGACATCTTAGAGAATCTAAGAATACTATCAAATCTCTGTAACTCGGTCTCATTATAATCTAATAAAGCAGCTTTAACAGTGCTCTCAATCTGAGATGGAGTGCTACTAGTTTCTCTTGGATTATAATGGACATAAGAAGTGACTAGAACATCAA